TCTTATACGTCCTTGCTATCTTCAAAGCTACGAATCAATCGGCAAGCATTACGGCAAAGACCACGCTACGGTAATGCACGGAGTGAAGCAAGTTAGTTGGCAGATTGAGTGCGACAGGAACTACGCAGCCAACGTTGAGCGCATCTGTTATCTGTTAAATGACATGGGTTATGCTAAACCAATGAAGTTTTATACTAAATTTGTCGAGCACTTAGAACATCAAAAAGAAATCAAACTTAAAAAACAACTAAAGAAATGAAATCAGAACTTATCTTTTGTCCGAATTGCGAAAGCGCAGAACTTGACGAACGCGTGAACGCCGTTCTTCAGGATCAAAAACTTAAAACCTACGAAGAAGCATACGAACACGTCGACGATGACGGTGAAATCAAAGTGTGTTTCGATTGTCAAGAATGGGACGACGCAGACGACGACGCGAAAGGCGAAGGGTGGGACTAACTAAAAAAAACTAAATAACTATGGAAAAGAAACAAACTGCGGTTGAATGGTACATTGTACAACGTGATAAACTTGAATATAATTATCATTATGATTTTGAAGGAATAGGTATAAGAAAGTATTCTGAAATGAAAAAGGAGATTCAAGAACAAGCCAAGCAAATGGAGAAGGAGCAGATTGAAATTGCATTTGCTAAATCATATTTAACTGGTTGTGAAGAAGTCAGTTATAATGATGCAAACAAAGCATCTGAGAACTACTACAACGAAACTTATGGAGGAACAAAATGATGCTAATACTACAACTAAAAAAGAGAATCGAGATTCTCGAAGCGCAAATGAAGGAACAGGAACAAAAGATAAACGACATACTTATTCGCTTGTCCGTTCCAACCGCACCAACGCTAATAGCAAAAGAAAAGAAGTCGCCATTCGTCAAACCAACTGTTGTCGAAATCTACGACTATGCCTGTGAGAAATTAAGCAACGACGACGCGCTTAAATTTACTGAGAAATTTCATGCACACTACGAAGCGAACGGTTGGAAGGTCGGACGCAATCAAATGAAAGACTGGAAGGCTGCCGTGCGTAAGTGGGACTTATCTACTTTTGTAACTACAAACCAACAAAACACTAAAATCAAAAATGGAAAATTCGACTCCGATGCTGCGCAACGCATCTACAACGACGCTCACAACTACACAAAGGGTTGATCGTGCGGAAAGAGAAAGCGCGTTCGTTGCCGACTACGAACTACCTGCGTTCGTAAAGTTATGTTCTAAGGTGTGCGCCATGTACGGCATCGCCTTACCGGAAGCTCAACTGTTGCAAATGTTGCATGAGTTCATAGGCAAACACTTTCGTTGGGTTACGTTCGAACACTTCAATCTCGCGTTCGAACTAAACGCAGCGAATGAACTGTCAAAGAAATGCGAACACTTCGGAGCGTTGAGCGTAGTATTTATTGGTGACGTGTTAACTTACTACAAACCACACCGCGACAAGGCGAATCTACAAATACAGCGCGAAATCGCGGAATCAAAAGAGGAAGAATCAAAACAACTAAAAGAAAAAGAAATGGCGGTAAACGACGATAGCTGGAGAAGAATGTTAGCGGAAGACTTGCACAACTATAAAAAAGGAAAATATACGGTAATCGAGATTCGTGCGGTGTCGCTTATGCGTTGGCTCGAAGAAAGCAAACAGATAACGGTTGACACGTTTACCGAAGAAGAATATCGGTTATGCAAAGCAAATGCGAAGAAGAATATTTACTTCGAACAACAACTTGTTCAGTCAATGGTTGACCGCATGAGTGACCGCAAAAGAATGTTGTTGAAGGAATCAATTCGCTTCGAAGGAATGCGTGAGTTGTACAAATTATACTTGTCGAAGCAATGAGCCAGTTCACATTCAACGAACACGGAGTCTGCGAAAATCCTATCTTGAAAACATACAAATGTATTAAAGGTTATGAAGCGCAGGTCAATGTAGCAATTGTTCAGAACGGAAATTGGAGTTATTCAATTAGTTTCAAAGGACAGGATCAAGGTTGGTCGCAGCCTTTAATTTATCACGCTGAATACTGCGTATACAAAACGAAAGACGAAGCGTTCAACGCTGGTCTTGAATTGCTCTTGCACCAAGTAAAGCAAAACAACGACGCAAAGAAATACGACCGCATTGTTCAAATACTTCAAGACGAACTTTGTCCTGTGGTTGAAAATCAATTATCTCTATTTTGAATCCATACAAACCCGAATACTTGCCGCGTCAGATTGAAGCGTTGAACTACTTGAACACCGACAGCATCGTTGAGCAGTTGTTATACGGTGGCGCGGCAGGTGGTGGAAAGACGAAGTTTGGTTGTATGTGGCAGATACAGCGTCGTTTGAAGTATGCAGGGACGCGTTCTTTAATTGGACGAAGCAAATTAGATACGTTGAAAAAGACGACGTTAAACACGTTCTTTGAAACGGCTGAAGAATTTGGATTGATAGCAAACAAACACTACACTTTCAACGGTCAATCAAACGTGATAAAGTTCTTTAACGGAAGCGAAATTGTTTTGAAAGACTTATTCGCGTACCCGTCCGATGTAAATTTTAATTCACTTGGATCGTTAGAAATCACAGACTACTTCATTGACGAATGTTCCGAAGTAACAGAAAAGGCGGTCAGCATTGTTCACTCCAGATGCCGTTATAAATTGAACGAGTTCGGTCTTATTCCCAAAGGTTTCTTGTCTTGCAACCCTGCGAAGGGTTGGTTGTATAATGAGTTCTACATGAAGAACAACCGCAACGAACTACCTTCACACCGCGCATTTGTGCAAGCGTTACCGCAGGACAATCCATTTCTTCCTGTTGCTTACATCGAATCGTTACGAAGACTTCCCGAATACGACAGGAAAAGACTTTTGGAAGGCAACTGGGAGTTCGACGACGATAGCGATAAGCTATTTCAAACGGAGAACTTACTTCGAATGTTCCGCAACGAAGTAATCAATGAAGGAAAGAAATACATAACAGCCGACATCGCGCGTTTCGGGAAGGATAGGACAATCATTTGCGTTTGGGAAGGTCTAACTATCATTGACGTTATTGAAATGAATCGTGCGGCGTTGGACGAAGTAGTGAATAAAGTTCGCTTAACCTGTCAACAGCATTCGATTTTATTGCAAGACGTAGTATGCGACGAAGACGGAGTGGGTGGTGGAGTAGTTGACTTCTTGAAATGTCGCGGGTTTGTCAACGGATCTAAACCAAAGCACCCGCAATACCAAAATCTCAAAAGCGAATGTTATTACAAACTTGCTCAGTACGTCGAAGAAAACAAAGTCACAATCTTATCCAGTACGCGCAAAGAACAAATCGTTCGTGAACTCGAAATGATTAAGCGACACCGCGCAGACGTTGACGGAAAACTTATGGTAACCCCGAAGGACGTAATCAAGAACCGAGAAGGTATTTCGCCTGACGTTGCAGACGCTATCATGATGCGAATGTATTTCGAACTCAATCCAAGTTATGGACAATATGTTGTAGGATAAAAACAATTTAATAATTTAGCATAATGAAACAAACACCACTTTACGAAACGCTCAAAATGACATACGATCGTGAGCGCGAAATCGTTAACTCAATTGCAACCTACTTCCAACAGGGCAAGATTCTCGGAGATATTCTTCTGGAACTTTCGCAGCGGAAAGACTTAAACGCGAAAGAGAAAATTTACTTAGCGTTAATGATTGGAACAATGATGACTAAAAACAAAGAAGATGGCGCAGAGCAAAACTAAGAAAGGAATTTGTGTGTACTTGCACAAAGACCTGTGGAACGAGATAGACGAGAAACGAGGTGTGAATAGTCGCAACACTTTCCTAAGCGAAGCAATCCAGTTCTCTTTGAAGTTCTACGTCGAAGAATCTAAAGTAAAATTGAAAGAACAAAAGTCGACAAAATAGCGACACTTGAAGTAAACACTAAAGCGTGGTTTCTGCGCTTTTTTTGTTTGTCTAACTTTTTGTTTTCAGCATTCAAAGTGTTAATTTCTTCGGTCAATATGTCCGACTTGTGTTCATAAGCAGCTTCCGTTTCTTGCAAGTTGTTTATTTTTTCTTCTTCGATGTTCAATTGTTCTTTGAGATTGTCAATTACAAGCGAATCGGAAGCAATAACGCTATCGCAGGAGTTCACCAAATGGATGACATCCACGCGAGTAATAGTATCTCGAATAAC